TCTATCTGCCGCGCCATCAGGTACAGGTGGTAGATGTCAGCCGGAAGTCCAAGGTTGGCATCACTGCTGCGCTGGTAAGCACTCAGCACCAGCTCGCCATCGTCAATCTGGAACTGCACCAGGCTTAAGCATGGTGCCTGATTGCTCTCGGCATTGGTCTCGCCCAGGAACAGGACGTAGTTCTTGCTGTTGCGCTTCTCGCGGTTGATCCTGGCAAGCAGCGGAGGCAACTTCTCAAGATACGTCGGGTAACTGTTGACCAGGATCGAACCGCAGTAGTCCCACCAGTTAATGCCCACATCGCGGTATTTCTCCACCTGACGCTCGCCTTGCATGAACAGGCGCAGCTCGCTTTTCAACTTCTTACGCGCGATACCGTGGCTCTCAAAAATATCGAGCAGGTCGGCGGGTGTGAGGTGCAGCGTCTCGTTCAACAGGTAGCGGATGCTGCCTTTCTTGTTGGTCTGGGTCTTGCCCTGGTCCAATACTTTGCTGAGGATTTGGTGATACTTATTCATGGTTCTAATGCAGTTTTAATGCCGTTCAAGCGGCGTTATAGATCATCATATCGGTATAGCCCGAGCTATAATTCATCTGAGCCTGGAACTCCACCACGTTGCAGCCGGCAAATGGGTTGCCCAGCTCACGATTCCGACCTAACCAGGAGCAAAGTTCAACGATGCTTGACTTGTTGCTCGTGAAGTACACGAAGCGGTGGTCACGCAGCACGTTCAGCACATCGAGGTAGTCGCTCAGTTTCCAATACATCTTGTAGGTACCCACTTCGGTGCTCAGGTAGGGAGGGTCAACCAGGAACACCACACCGGGTTCGTCCTTGTATTGCTCGAACACCTCTCGATAGTCCGCACTGGTGACGGTCAATCCCTCCAGATACTCGCCTGCAGGGGCAAAGTCAGTGGTGCGGATCTTGTTATACAGTCCCTCTTTCTTAATGGCATCAAGGCTCATCGAGTATTTCATTGAGAACAGGATCGATGGCGACAATGTGATGTAGTCAACGTACCCATATCGGGCTTCATGGGCGGCGATGGTTGCCAGCACCTGGTCTCGAGCTTCGCCAGTGATAGGCGCTTTCCTGGGGATACCGATGCAGATCTCGCGCAGCCGGGCAAGCAGCTCGTTAGTCTCGGGTATGCGCTCCATACGCTCGCTGTAATTGTCAAAATCGTTATACACGACCTTGCTATTTGGCTTCTGGTGCTTAGCGATGTGCGACAGCAAACCGCTGCCGCCGAACAGGTCAACAAAGGTGGTGCCGTCGGGGTACTGATCGAGTACCTTGATAAACGGTTTGGCGAAGTTCCGCTTTTGCCCAACAAAAGGCAGCGGTGCCGATAGATATAATTTTTTCTTTTCCATGCAGCAAAGTTCGGTTTTTCTGCCTGCCTCTGCAGCACTTCCCGGCCCAATCACACTGCACCAATCGAGCAGTGCTGCCCAAACCTCTTCACCAGGCTATACACCTTGCGCTCGCTCACGTGATACCTCTCGCTCAGGAGCGACACGATATAGGTCACCTTTTCCCCATCATCGCGCAACTGCAGGTAATCACGGTAAAGGTCGATATACCTGCAATCATCTGGTTTGGCTCCGTATTTCTGCAGCCGGTTGATCATCTCTTTATTGATGGCCAGAACTTCATATAATGTCATGTCAAAAATTATTTGTACCTTTGCGGTGTCCTACTTATGAATAAACAACCCACATGGTGAGGAAGAAGGCACACGCCTCCAGCCTCTCACCATGTGGGTATCTGTTTTTAAGTAAGTAGGACGACTTATGACAGGGCTGGGGGCTTTTTATTTGCCCCCTCCTCCTTTGCTATTCGACAACCTGGACATATAGCCCGACCAGGTCGCTCAGATCGTGATACACGGGATTGCCAGTGTCACGGATGCACAGGTAAACGACCCCGTTCTGCGAGTAATACTTGCCCTCCTCAAGAGCCATGTTTCCATTGTACGGTATCGGGTTATCGAGGGTGCCTTGCTGCTGATCAGCGGCCACCTCTGCAAATAACGAGGGTGTCGTGTCCGGCATCCAGTCGGCTTGTGCCGTGTGATCCTGGAGCACTTTCCACAACCTACCGACAAAGCTGTAACGCTCTCCTGCATGGAGTGGCTGGCCAAGCTGGTTAATCCACAGCGGGAACAATTCGGGCAACTTAGCAGCCTTCTCGTCCTCCAGATCTGTTGCCTGGTCCCTGGCCAGTTCCACCGCTGCCGACAACGTGGCAACGCCATCATAACCCTCTACCGTGGCATCGGGTTCATGGGGTTCAGGGGCGGGCTCCAGCTCCGCCTGGGCGATACCGTGCTCCTCAGCCCATTGCATGATTTCTCGTGACCACTGCTTGGCCTTTGCACGCCACTGCTGCATGGCCGTGTGCTCCGACATGGCGTCACGGTCGGTAAGGTCTGCCAGCACGTTATTGTGGATGGCCTCCATGTCATCGGTGTTGTAACGGGAGCGGATGATCGCAGAGATGATCAGGTCACGGCGCCACACTCCTGGCGGCAGCTCGGCTGTCTCAAATTCATAACCGTTCTCTGTCTCCGTGATGTCGAACGCCACCGCGAAGATGTTTTGCCCCAGGTCGCGCCTTGCGCTTACCAAGGGGGGATAGATTTCTGATGTCTGCTTCATTTTGTAATTGGTCTGTTTTGATAAGGAACAAAAAATAATTGTACTTCTTCTTCACCTTCACCACCGAGAAACGCTTCTGGATATTGCAGCATTTCCAGAAATAGGGGACATCGCTGAACATCTTTCGGCGCTGGTTGAAGGTGTAGTTATGGACACAAAAGCCCATGTAGGAATTGAGGCTGCTGACGTGGTGCTTCAAGGCTTTCAGGGTCTCGAGCGACGGGCCTTCCTCAATGATCTTCCGGCACAACCCGTTGGTCTGCTGCACACGCCTGGTCATGTTGCCCAGTGTCCGGTTCGCTGTATAAGTCCTGCCGGGCTTAATGACACAACCGACGAACTTCACGCCATGTGTGGCCGGCTGCAAATAGAACTTGTCCTTGTGAAGTGTCAACTTCAGATGCTTCTTCAACCACTGTGTCGCCCGCTTTCGCAGGTCAAGAATAAAGCGTTTGTCGTTGGCGACAATCAACGCGTCATCCACAAAACGGACATACCCGGCTTGGCTGTAGGAGCACTCTTCAATCATGAATTCATCGAAGTAGGACAGGTAGAAGTTTGCCAACAACTGAGACGTGATGTTGCCGATGGCCATGCCTTTGCTTTCCGGCATATTGAACAAGGACTTGTTGGCGGGCAGGTCTTCCCACATCGAGAGGGGCGAGCGGCGCTCACAATAGAGCTGAGGCTGATGCCTGACGGTGACCTCGGTAAGCCACAGGAACGTATCAAGGTCTTTGCCCTGGTAGTTCTCACGAAGGAACGGCAGCAGCTTGTCAAGCAGGATGTCTTTGTCGATACTCATAAAGAAGCCGGCGATGTCGATTTTGCCAATCCAGGCCTCTCGGGTGTAACGCCCGCTGACGCGCTCGATGTGTTCTTTAGCGGTCAGCACAGCTCTCATGGAGCCGTAGCCTTTGCGGCAATTGAAGGATACGTCACCCTGCTGTCGAAAGCGGCGCTCAAGAAGCGGCTCCAGTCTGAGCGTGATCCAATGCTGGACGATACGGTCGCGGAAAGCGGCGGCAAATATCTCTCTGGTCCTTGGGCGGGTGACGATGAAGCAGAATGCCTCGCTGGGCTGGTAGGTGCGGTCATGGACTTCTCCGACAAGCCGCCATAGGTCGGCCTCAAAATCGGTCCTGTATTCTCCGCATTGCTTGGCCCTGAGCTTATGCCTCAGGCAATCAAAATAGGCATCAATCCACCCTTCTTTCTCCTCATCACCAAGCGCGACCACAGCTCGCACCGCCCTGGAATTGTTCTTGTTGTTGTTGTTGACCTGGCCATTACCGCCATGGAGATTCCACGCGTTAGAAGCGTCAAGCGATGTTGCGTGTGCTGCTCGTTTCCTAACTACGTCTTGCGCAGTGACACGCCCGTTTAATGATAGGGGATGATTCATAGTAACCGTAATCGCCATGAATGTCTTACCGCCCCGGTTCTTCGTCGGGGAACAGCGTCAACTGAACCGGCTCGGCACTGTGCGATGGCACAGTGCTATCAGCCTGGTTCTTCTGCTGTTCAGCGAGCAAAGCCCTGTTCTTCTTGAGCCACTTTCCGGCCTGATCAGCGATGACGTTCAACATGTCAAGCGCTTGGGCGTATTGGCCGTGGGAGATGGCATCGCGACGCACTCGGTTCAGCAACCGGTAGGTTGTCTTGACTGCGGTCATGCGCATGATCACGCCGTTGATGCACTCCACACGCTCCAAGGTACCTTGAGACTGGAAGGCAAGCACGACAAAGTCCAATGCCTCAGCGAGGTCACGGACGAGTTTGCCGCCGAGCTCTTTGTATGGCAGGGAGCGAGGTAACCGTTCGACTACAGGAATGCTCCATTCCAGCAGCCGCTCGATGTCTCGGTAGATTGATGCCTGATTGGGTTTCATTGTTTTTGTCCCTTGATGGGCACAAATATACAACAAATTCACCAATAGGCAATATTCTGCCACTCTATGGCACCCATTCTCCACCATACTCGAATACCTCAATGCTCTCCACAAGATCCTCGTGGTTGTGATTGGTGTAGCTTCGCGCCAGCTTCAAACCGATGAAGTTGTCACCGCTCAAGCCGATCAGTGCATTACGCACATCCTCACACAGGTCAAAGACCTCCAGCGATGAATCCTGGCCACTCCAGTCGGTCACGATGTGAAGCCTCAGCAAGCCGTTGGTACGGTAGCCGTCTGACTTCTGGCCACGCCATTCTACGGGTTCAAACTCAATGAATACGGCTGGACGGGGCCATGCCTCTTCCTGCTCGATAAAGGCCACGTTCTGGTTCCACAGGTCAACGTGCCGCACGGGGGATCCTGGCATGCCCAGCAGCGCGTCCCTCACTTTACTGTAAATCTCGCGTCTCATTTTGTCTCTATCTTAAAGTCATGTTCAAAATACTCGGTCAGGTTCTCTTCGATGATCTCGCGAACGGCTTTCTCGACCTCGGGACTGGCACCGATAAACTGTCGCTTCGGGATCTTGATGGTGCTGCCCTCTTTCTTCAAGGCCATCCATTTCCAGAACTCGGCCTCGGTACTCAGCTGCACGGTGCGCTTGTCATTTCGACGCTGGCCGTTTTTCTTGCGTCCGAAGGAGCCTGTGGCCTCGTAGTATTTGTGCCAGAAGAATGCCTTCATGCGGTTCGTCACCCTGATCTCGCCTCCCTCGTTATGGATAGCCGCGTAAGGCAATGTGCTGAAGAAAGTGATGCTGCTATCACTTGTGCGGCTCTGGATGCTCCTGCGCAATGTGCCGCTGTCAACCAGGATATGGCCACCTGGGCGCGTCGGGCTAACACGGCGTTGCCATGCCTCACTGAAAAAAGCCTGACGCTCGAAGTTCTTGTCAAACTCGTCGCTCAGTTCCACGGCGATGTCGCGCAGGATCCGCTTGATGATGATATCGATGTCCTGGTTACTCATGATGGCAACTCCCATTGAATTAGCAACTGAACAGGCTCAGGCAGCTCGTTTTTAGGATCGCTCTCTGCCTTGAGTAGGTTATAGAAGGTGCGCTCGCTGATGCCCCATATCGGGTACACATAGCGCCGCCAGATCTCCCGGTTCGATAGACCTTCCTTGACATGCGTGTCATAGATGCGGTTCACATCGGCCACGCGCTTCTGATAACTCACTCCCCTGCGCTTCATAACTGCAAAGATAACCATTTCAGCAATAAAAAATTGCGCCAAACATCGCCTGGCGCAATTTTCAGTTAACACGGTAAACAACTATAGCACATCACCCTCTCGATAGGGGCGCAAGTCCAGCATCATTT